CATACATATAGTACTAAGGCAGCAGCCTTAAATGCTAATAAGAAGTATTTAAGAGAGCATCCCAATAGCCAAAAGCAAGAAGGTGACGTAGTATCTGAATCAGAGTTAGAAGGAACTCAGCCAGAAGCCACAGCACAAAATAGTGCACAGGCAGCACCTCAACCCGTACCTACATCATCTGCTACTAGTACTTCTGCTACACCCGCTACTTCTGCTGTACCAGCAACTTCTGTTGTACAAGAACCAGTAGCAGAAGTAACTACAACAGGTGGCTATCCTGTTAATGGGGTTGTCTATCCAACAGAGGAGGAGGCAATTGCTGCCGCTAAGGATTATGCTACTAACCTTTATAATAATACAATGAATGGTACTGTAGGCACTCAACCTGAAGCATCTGCAGCTCCTGAAATAGTAGAAGAAGAATGGGCTAAGGAGAATCCTATGATAGCAGCGCCTTCAAATAATGTACCTACTGCTTCATGGATACCTGAGTGGATTCCAGAAGACCAAAAGAGAGATTGGACTGAAGTAACTACTCCTACAGCTACTGCTGCAACTGCTGCAAGAGTTGGTAGAACTAAAGGTACTAATACTAATGGAGAAGATATTCCTGCACCTAAAGACAATTGGATGAGGTATGCTGGATTATTTGGTCCCGCTGTAGGTTTAGGTCTTATGGCTGCTGGTGTGGGTAAACCTGACTATAGTAGACTGGACGCTGCTTTAGCAAGTCTTGGAGAGCCTGTACATGCAGATTGGAAACCAATAGGTAACTATCTGACATATCGCCCAATGGATATTTGGTATGAGCAAAACAGACTGAATGCTAATGCTAGAGCTACTGATAGGTATATTACTAATAATGCTGCTCCTATAGGTACTAAAATGGCAGGATTAATTGCTAATGCGTATAACAACCAATTAGCTAGTGGCAACCTCTTTAGACAAGCTCTTGAATATAATGATAACAAGAAAGCTCAAGTAGAAGGCTTTAACAGAGGCACAGACCAATTTAATTCCCAAGCATATAACCAGAATTCTATGTTCAATGCACAAGCCGATAATATGTTTAATCAAGCCAAGGCTAGACTTGGTCTTGCGGCTGCACAAACAAGGCTTGACAATGATGCTGGTTGGTATAACAGTCTTTATGGAAACATTGGTGGTCTCTTTAAGGGAATTGGAGACTTGGGTAGAGATAAGACTGAAAAGAACTGGCTGGAATGGTTAGAGAAGAGAGGAGCTTTTGGTAATACTGGAAAGGCTGCCTATGGTGGTAAGATAAAGCCTAAAAAGCATAGAAGAGGATTTACTTATTAAATCTAGCCTATAAATTAAGCAAAGTCAAGGACTTTTATTAGGTCTTAGATAACAAATACTTTCCTTTGTAATTTTGTAATCAGAATTACAAAGGATTGTTTTTATGGCATATAATGCGTTTGGAGGATTCCCATCTCAGATGTTATCCTTCAGTAGAAAGAACAAGAAATGGAGAGCTGCTTGCGTTGATGCTGCTGATAGTTTTAGTAGAGTACATAATAGCCTTACCAGCAAGTCAGTCACAGCTATGGAGATTAACTATGACTTGATGGAGGGTAAGATACACCTGGATGACTTCAAGCTGTTGCTTAACCCCTATGACTTGGATGCTTCTTTCATACCAGATAATATACAGCACTACCCCATTATTAACTCTAAACTGAGAGTACTAAAGGGAGAAGAAAGTAGAAGACTTTTTGACTATAGAGTGGTTATTACTAATCAGAATGCTATCTCTGAGATAGAAAGAGAGAAAAATAGATTAGTAAACCAAAAGCTTCAAGAGCTTATAGCAGATGTTTCTCAGAGTGAGGAAGAGTATAATAGGGAACTGGATAAACTCAGTGACTACTTCCAATATGAGTATCAAGACAAGAGAGAGCTCAGAGGGAATATGTGGCTTAAGCACTATGTTAAGGAGCTTGAAATAACTCAGTTATTTAACAAAGGATTTGAAGATGCTTACACTGTAGGACAAGAGCTTTACTTTGTAGACATAGTAGGTGGTGAGCCTTTTGTAGAAAAGCTTGACCCAAGAGATGTAAGAATCATTAGGTCTGGCTATTCTGATAAGGTAGAAGATGCCGATGTAATAGTTATAGAACAGTATTGGAATCCTGGTAGGATTGTAGATACTTATTATGACCAACTTAGTACTAAAGACATTAAGAAGATAGAAGAGGCTAGTTTCTCCACAGAAGATAATGAAGACTTTTGGGATAATGATTTCCAAGTAAGAGCTAACCCCATTGTTCCAATTCCAAATGATTGGACTGCTGGTGACAAGTACATGTCTGTAAGAGATTTATTTGATGAAGATAGAGCCAATCTTACTCCTTATGACCTTAATGGTAATATTAGAGTTCTTAGAGTATTCTGGAAATCTTATAGAAAGATTAAGAAGGTTAAGGGGTATGACCCTGAGACAGGTGAAGAGATATTTAATTTCTATCCTGAAACTTATATATGTGATCCCTATAAAGGAGAAGAAGAGGAAGTCTTTTGGATTAATGAAGCATGGGAAGGTACTAAGATAGGTTCTGATATTTATGTTAATATGAGACCTAGACCTATACAGTTCAATAGGCTTAGCAATCCTTCAAGATGCCACTTCGGCATTATAGGTTCTATCTATACTAATAATGGAGATAAGCCCTATAGTCTTGTAGATATTATGAAACCTTATGCTTATCTCTACGATGTGATAAGTGATAGACTTAACAAGACTCTTGCTAAGAATGTAGGCAAAGTAATTAGATTGGACTTTGCTAAAGTACCTAAAGGTTGGGATGCTGATAAGTGGCTATACTATATTACTGTAAATGGTGTTTCAGTAGAAGACAGTGCTAAAGAGGGTACTGGGGTTATGTCTGGTAAACCTGTAGGAGCACTCAACAATGCTTCTAGTGGTCTTATAGATGCGTCTCTTGGTAATGAGATAATTCAATATACACAACTGCTTGAATGGATTTCTACAAAGGTAGGAGAACTTGCAGGTATTACAAGGCAAAGAGAAGGTCAGGTAAGCAATAGAGAAACTGTAGGTGGTGTAGAAAGAGCCACATTACAATCTTCTCATAGTACAGAATGGCTGTTCTTCCCACATGAGAGTGTAAAGAAAAGAGTGCTTGAATGTTTGCTTGAGGTAGCCAAGATAGCTTATAAGGGAAGAAAGGTCAAGTTTGACTATATTCTTTCTGATGGTTCCAAAGCTACAATGGAATTTGATGGAGATGAATTTGCAGAATGTGATTATGGTCTTGTAGTGGACAATAGCAATGGTTTACAAGAACTCAACCAAAAGCTTGAAACCCTAGCACAAGCTGGTATTCAGAATGGTATGAGCTTCTCTACTATCATGAACCTCTTTACATCAGATTCTCTTGCTGATAAGAGAAGAATCATTGAGGCGGATGAAAGAAGAAGAAGAGAAGAAGCACAGCAACAACAGGAAAGAGAGTATCAACTGCAGCAGCAACAGATGCAGATTAATGCCCAAATGGCTCAAGAACAGAGACAAATGGAATACAAGATGCATCAAGAAAAGCTTGAAACTGATATAGTTGTGGCACAGATTAATTCTTCTGCGGAAGATAAGAGGTATGCTATGATTCAAGCTGAAAACGGTATTACCAAAGAAAAGGAGATAGAGTTTAAGCAGAAGCAGCTTGAGTTAGATGCTCAGCAATTTGACAAAGAACTTAAATTCAAGCAGCAGAAGCAAAAAGATGATGCAAGGCTTAAAGAGAAGCAAATTAATAAAAGTACAACTAAGAAATAAGGAGGAGTAGATATGGCAACATATAATTTTGTGATTGATAGTTCTTTTCGCCCTTACAGCTTTGAAGAAAGGGTAAAGCCCTACTTGCTTTATAAAGATGCCTATGATAAAGCAGAGGCTGTTTATGATGAATTATCAGATAAAGCAGATACTTTTAGTTATCTGGCAGATAAGTTAGGCGATGACCCTAATAATAAAGCAGCGCAGATATATAAAGGCTATGCAGATGAGCTTCAAAGACAAGCAGATGACTTTGCAAGAAATGGTCTGACTATGGCTAATAGAAGAGCTTTGGGTAATCTTAAAAGGCGTTATCAAGGTGAGATAGGACAGTTGGTTAGAGCAGATGAAAGAATGAAAGAAGTACAGAAGAAGAGAGATGCACTTCAGGCTGCTGGTAAGCAAATGTTCTATGGTGTAAATAATCTTGATATAAATGACTTCTTAGGAGATGGTTCTCAGTTTAATGGCTATGCTATAGATGCTGAAGATTTAAGAAAAGAGGCTGCAGACTATGCTAAAAATGTTTCTTCTAGCTTGTATGATAGTGAACTAGTACCAAGTACCAATAAGTACTTCTTAGAACAAGTCAAGAGATATGGTTATAAGCCTGAAATTTTAGCAGCTTGGAGAGACAACTTGGAGTCTATTCCAGAATTTAACAAAGCTGTGGATGATATTATTAAGGCAAGAGGTATAGATACTAACCTTCAGGGAAAAAGTTATGATGATGCTAGACAGACTATCATTAATGGTATTATGGAAGGTGTAGTATCTAAGACTACAAGTGACTACACTTCTAATCCTGGTGTACTTACAGCAGCACAACAAAACGCTGCAGCAAAAGCAGAGAGAGCTCAAATCCTATCAGAAAATAGAGCTGGATTGAAATGGAATCCTACTACACAAAGTTATGATAGGAATGATCCAAATGAGTGGATGTACACCCACGAAGATGAAAACAACCCTAACACCAGTGCAAGAACAGGATTATCAAAAGAAGGTGAGAAATATCTTAGAACTAAAGGGAGAGGAGGAAGTGCTAATTCAGGTATGACTAAAGACTTGAGAACTATAGTGGAGAATAATGGTAATACTTCTAATGGTACTGTTATTACTAGAGATGCTGATGGTAATATTAGTACCGTAAAGGTAGATTTGAGCAGTTCCCAAACATATGCTCCTTTCTATGGTGATGCGTGGTTGAATAAAGCAGACAAGGGTTTTGATATAGAAAACTATGATAGTTCTGCCTTTAGTGAGAGTGATGCAGAAAATTTCCTCTTTAATGATTTAGCTTCTGATAAAGCTAAGGAGCAAATGAGAAACTATGTAAGAGAGCTTATTCCTTCTGTTGTGGATGATTTGGAAGACAGTCAGATAGACACTATCATAAGCTTTATGGATTTGCAGAGAGACTATGATGTATTTAGCGATAATCACTTTAGACTGAAAATCCCAGGAACTGATGCAGAAGGCAAGGTTAAAGACAAGACTAAATTCAATAACTTCTTAAGCAAAATCAATCAGTTGAAGATGGGAATAGTAAGTGCGAATGATACCAGTACAAACAGTACAGAAAATACAGAAAGTACGCCTTCTATGTATACTCCAACTGAGTCTCTGTATTCTCCAGGAGTAGATGCAGAAGTTCTTGATTCTTTACAAAACTTTGGAATTCCAGCAGGATATTAAATAAGAGTAATCAGTATGCCTATAATAAAGCAAAAACCTCTTGAGGGACTTAAAGGTCTCTCAGAGCAAGAGAGAGAAGAGTTTAAGGCTAAACAAATAGCCTCTGGAAGACTTGCCGAAGGTTCTCCAGATGAGTATTTTGATGCTTTGTATAGAAATGGTCAGTTTATTGACAGGTTTGGTATGGATGCTTTTAAAAACACTAAACTTGAAGATAGAACGGCATTACTTAACCACGCTCTTATAGGAGAAGCTTGGGATAGTCAATATAAGGATATGCCCATAGATTGGAAGCAAAAGTACAACGCTTTACCTGATGAGTATAGGCTTAAAGTCTTAGACAGTGACTATCTTACTCCAGAGGAACAAAAGAAGCAATGGGCTGAAGAAGATAAGCAATATGAGAAAAGACTGAAGAAGCAAGGCATATGGGGACAAATGACTTCCCCTACTTTGGGTATGCCTTTTCCAGAATACTATCAAAGAGAAAGTACTCTTGAGCCTATCAGACAGATAGAAAAGGAAAAGAATGATAGAATTCTTGAACATATCTATAATGATGCTGTAGATAAAAAGGCCGAACAGTTAAATGCTAGAGTGGATGCTACCCACTATGGTAAAGCTATATCTTCTCTAAGTGATGAACAAGTAGAAGATTGGTTTAAAAAGGTAGTTGTTCCCAATAGTTATGTTGATGCTTACGGCAGGCCTAATCCAGGCATTCCAGAATTTGCTAAATTCTATGTGGAAAATCCTGATGATGGTGGGGAGGACATGCGAAATTTCAGCATAGATGATAAGAGAAAGATTCTTGCTATGAATGAAGTCTATAATAATAATATGGACAGTGAAATGGCAAAAACTGCTCTTAATAACTATGCTATGAGATACAATAAATCTCGACAAGATGGTTGGGATAAAGCATGGAGATTTGGAAAAGATGTGCTTATTTCATCTTCCAGCTATACTATGGATAAAGTCAATAGCGTCTATAACTTAGGTTTGGGTATAGCCGATGGAGTTTCCGAAAAACCAGAAGTTTTTGTAGATGATCAGGGAAATATTGTAGATACTGAGAAGACAGATATACTATCTAGCCCCGATGGAAAACTATTTTATACGGGGGAAGATGGAAAGCCCCATTATATTCACAAGGAGAAAGTAAGTAGAACTACCCTTCACAACATGGGTAAGAATCTTGGTGTATTTGGAGGTCTTGGTAGTGAAGATGAGTCTATACTTAATCCTCAAGACTGGACAGCAAGAGAGGCTATGG